TAAGAGAAGGTAAGAGCGCATCAGTTCGATGCTGCTTGCATAGCGACAGTCGCAGGTCTGCCGTTATCAATACCTATGACAACCTGTATTTCTGCCACACCTGCGGTAAGGGTGGCAATGCAGCTAACTTAGTATGCATACTAGAGAACTTGGAGTTTAACGATGGCCTCAAACGTGCAATCGAAATTGCTACTGGAAGCGGCGCAACAATACGCTCAGGCAATAAGTCAAGAAGCACTGGACGTGCTAAGCGCACGTGGGATCTCTGAGGAGACTGCAGGACTATTCCAGTTAGGCACTATCACTAACCCAATCAATGGTCACGAGATGTATGAAGGATGGCTATCTATTCCATACCTGACTGCATCCGGTGGTTGTGTTGGCTTTAAGTTTCGCAGACTAGATGATGCTAAGCCTAAGTATGGTTCACCTACTGGGCAGAAGGCACACCTGTTTAATGTATGTGACATTACACTTGACTCACCTTATGTCGTTGTATGTGAAGGTGAGTTAGATGCGATAGTCACTAGCGGAGAGCTTGGGATACCAGCAGTGGGAGTACCAGGTGTTGCAGCCTGGAAGCCACACTTTCCTAAGCTCTTTGCTGGTTACGAAACTATCTATGTTGTTGGAGACAATGACATCAAAGAGGATGGATCTAATCCTGGCGCTGAGTTTGCTAAGCGCGTGGCGAACGAGGTAATGAACTCACAGATTGTTACACTACCACCAGGTATGGACATCAATGATTACTACTTAGCTAATGGCATTGATGCTACGAGAAAATTACTGATAGGAGAGTCGAATGTATGACAATGACAGAGAACGAGTGGGCCACAGTGGTACAGACTTTGCAGCATTTGGGCTTCCAGATCCTTTCAGTGGATACGCAAAGCGAAGTGATAACAATACGTCCAGTACCAACACGTTCATAGCAGATGTCTGGGCTACCTTAGATAGTGCAGGTAACCTACTCATCAAGAAGCACAAGGACTACGGCCCAACCAACATCAGTCTGTCCCCTGGTGGACCGCTCAATGGGCTACGTGTGCGTATGCACGATAAGACTGCACGCATTAACCACTTGATTGATAGCGGTGCAACACCAGAGAACGAGTCACTGCGAGATAGCTTTATTGATCTATTAAACTACAGTGCTATCGCACTGATGGTACTAGATGGTAAGTGGCCTCGTGACTGAACTGCACCCAGTAATTTATGACCTAGTACCTAGTGTTGCTAACACTATCTATCGCAGGTTCAACAAACACGTTGAACTTGATGACATCAAGCAAGAGTTGATGGCGTGGGCTATGACTAGGGTTGAAGATCATACTGTCTATCTAATGGAACCTATCGAAGAGCGGCGCAGGCACAATGAACAGCGCATTGCTTGGCAGATGAAGCGTGCAGGAGAACGTTATGCACGCAAAGAGAAGGCAGCTAAGTCTGGCTATCAAACTAATGATGAGACTTACTATGAGTCAGCCACCCTTGGTCAGTTGCTACCCTTTGTTATTGCATCAGTCATAGATGGCACAGTATTAGAGCAAGCACAAGAGATGATTACTGATGGACAACCTAAAGGTTCATCATCTCCGGCAGAAGGTGGCAACCTTCTTGCTAACCTGATTGACATCAAGCGTGGCTATCTTAAGTTAGACCAAGAGGACCAAGCAATCTTGCGTATGCGCCATCACGAGTCCTTTACCTTGCAGCAGATAGCACAAGTATTAGAGTGTGCTACATCCACAGCAGACCGCAGGTGTGCTCAATCTTTGCGTAGGTTGCAGGATAATCTAGGCGGTGTTAGCCCTTGGCAATGAATGAAGAGTTGTTATTTACATTCTTGCGCGAGGGTTTATACCCTGACCTAGAGAAAGCACCAGGGATCTATGATGCCTATGACTGCATCTCTGTTAAAGCAGGACACTACATAGAGTTAAAGTGCAGGGCTACCCACTATGACACCTTGTTGATTGAAGAGATGAAGTATCGCAAGTTGATAACGCAGGCAGCAGAGCGAGATCTTATTCCGTTCTACATCAACTCGACACCGAAAGGTGTCTTTTCTTTTGACCTAATGGATGTTCCTGAACCTGAGTGGCTAAACCACTGGATGCCAGCGACTACTGAGTTCTCACGCTCTAACAAGGTCAGCAAACTAGTAGGTTACTTACCAGTAGAAGAGGCGGTGCAGCTCTAATGCAGTACGACTATCGTTGCCCTGATTGCAACACTGAATTAACTATTGAACGCAGCATCCACGAGGAACCTCGTGAGCCATCCTGCTTTGATTGTCACATACCGATGGTGCGTAAGTGGGACTCGCCTGCGATTACCTTTAAGGGTAAAGGATTTTACAGCACCGGTGGATAGTGTTAGACTTCAGTTCTCGGCAGGCAATTCCGCCTGTAGAGTGCTAGCAAGAAGCCCCCGCCAGATGGCGAGGGCTTTTTGTTTGCTAGGAAAGGGTTAGAAACCTAGCACATTTATTAATTGCTTACCTATTGTGTAAGTATACACCGGTGGTATCGCTTCTACTAGTTCTCCCCAGATCATCCAGTTAATTCCCATAGCTTCGCGTGCTTCCTCTATTGTCTTTGCAGTGTGTCCACCTTTAGGTATCTCATCACGCATAGATCCATAGATACCTACCGGCTTTCCCTGCTTCTTGTGGTCACATACTGAACCGGTTAGTTGCAGGTTAGACTCAAAGAGTCTATGTCTGCGTACCTTTAGATCAAATGATGAGCCACAAAATTGCACCGGGTTAATCAAGGGAGCACCCGGCACATTCTCAATTACATAAGGCACACCACTAGCAATCAACGCCTCTCGTGTCTGCGGTATTAGGTCTACCTTGTCCGTGCTCTTACCCTGAGCATTACGTAAATGCTGAGTGCGTGAGTGTGTCTGACAGGGTGGGCTAGCTGCAATCACATCAAAGGTACGTAAGTAATCTAAGTCTTGCAGTATCTCCAAGCAATCTGCTTGTATAAAGGTAAAGGGATAACGCTTCTGCTTCTTGATGTCAATGCCCACTACCTCAAAGCCAGCATCAGCGTAGCCTTTGCTTGCTCCTCCGGCTTTGCAGTAAAGATCAAGAAGTCTCATCAGTACCAGCCTCTGCGGTCTGAGTGTTGGAGAGCGCGACAGAAACTGCCTCGATAGCGATGTTCAACGTATCGTACACCGCGAAGGATTTGTAGTTCAGGTTGGCTACTACGTTCTCCAAGGAGTTGAGCAATTCCGTAAGCTGTTGATCTTGGGTTGTCTGCGAGATGGTCAAGCCTGCTCTCACGGGTCCATAGGGTGATAGCGCACGTTTGCTGCTGCTTGTTGTAACCGAGTGCGTTGAGGTAACTAATGATAAGTGCCTTGTTCTCACGCTTCTCCTCCATTGTTGCTTTTGTTTTCGCCTTCATCTCCGGTACCACCGGTGAATGCAGGGGTGGCGTTCGCCCGTGTATGGATAGCAATAGTAAGCTTACTATCACCAGCAATAACCCAACTCTTGCCCTCTTGCTCATCGAAACTCCTTTGCTCATCAAGCAACTGCTTGTATGTATCGGGGTATAGGTGTGCTAAGCGCACAAGTGCCTTGTCTCTCGCCCGCCTGTAATTACGGTAGTGAATAGATTGTTTCCCGCTTACCTGCTTACTCTCCATTGATCTTGTCCTCCCACACTATAAGTCCATAGACTATCACCATTACCACGATTAACCCTAACCAATACATCATAAGCTCGCTGCCTTTACTATCTCGGTTATGTCTAGTGTCTGCCCCACTAGGTGAGCATCCTCTTCATCACTATCCCACGCTGATACCAGTATGCGTGAGCCTACCGGTGCGTGAGTGAGCCATTGAATGGCTTGTCCTGCATCAGCACCGCCCCACGTGTTCTCTCCCTCAGCCTCTACCACTTCATAGAATAGGATCAGGTCAGATTTTTTAGGGTGAATACTGTCTCCCATAAACTTTGTACCGCTATCTAATAGGCGTAGCACTCTACCATCACTCATTCTCGTTCCCTTCCTTGATCCAGCGTGCAAGGCACAATGCACTCTCCTCGTTAGTTAAAACTGCATACGAATTAGTAAACCACACTTCGTATTTGAGATCTGAAATCTTACTCATTCTCGCCCTCCTCCAGATTAAAGATGCGCGATAGCGCACTGTTGGCACGTTCTAGGTTCTTGATAGCTCGCGCTATCTCCTGCTGCTGTATGTCTATCTCAGCTTGATCTAGGCATAGTTTCACCTTAGCCTCTAGGTATTCTTTATTCATTGTCGTCTCCCTCTATCTCGTTAATTCTGTCCTGAATTAAGTCTAATAAGATGCAGTAATCGCTTGGTTCATCAAAGATAGGACTATCCACAGCCCTCTTATACTCTTGTCTCAATACCTCTAACTCTCTACTCATTACTCTCATCCTCCAGCCCATAGTTAAGGGCGCAACAGGCGCACCCTTCCACATAGTCATCCCAGATAACCTCTGGCGTGTAGTTACTCATTATCGCCCACCTCCACTAGTAGTGTGTCTCTATCTCTTAACTCTCCCTGATTATTGTCTAGCATCTCTTGTGCTTGTGCTTCATTCTCAGCTATTACAGCATAGGTACTCTGCACATTAAATAAATACCGCTTCATTTACTCTCTCCCTCTATTTATTCTTGCCTTGATAGTTAAATAAAGATGCTTAGGTTTAATTGTAATCGGGTTAATAAAGATACCCGTCTTATCGTGTATTAGCTTAGTTACCTTGAATAGTGTCATCACTCTCTCCCTCACTAGTGGGCAGCACTCTACCCTTGAATTGACTTTCGATTACCTTGCTCTCGTCTCCTACTAGGTCTGTCCAATTCCACTTAGCTGGATCTCCGTCATAGGTATCTATCTCTAGGGTTATCAACCATTTATCTTTCATTACTCCCCCTCCTCCTCTCTTAATAATTCAACCGTCTCCTCCCTCACATAGTGAGCTTGACCCTCATACCCTGTTGGATACATAGGCAACAGCCCTTCCGCCTCCTCTTTAGAATTAGCTTTCACCGCGATAATCTGCTCAACTAGATAGACATAAGTGGTCATTACTCTCCCTCTCTTTCGTGTAAATAACCGCCCATAGTTGAAATTAAGCCCGTATGAATTACGATAGTGCCAGCACTATCCTCCGTTACTCTTGCGCCGGGTAAGTTTTCCTCCACCCATAGTTTTAGATCTTGAATTGTGTCGATCTCTTGTAGCTGCATTTCACTTTCTCCCTTATTAGTGTTGAGGCGATCTACCTCTCGCCCTCTCCCGCCTACTAGCTGCGGGGGAGGGTAACAAGCGTACCGACTGGCGTACTATACCATTTTATCCCTTTTGGTTTAGTTTTTTAAGTAATGCGTCTATTCTTTCTTGCCGCCCGTCTCCCCATTTGCCTACTATGTCGTTAGTTAATGCCGACTTAATGAGGGCTATCTCATTTGTATTGAGATCCATTTATTTTGCTCCCTGTAGTTCGATCTTAAACTGTGCCTTAGCCTGGCTTAGCGTGTAGCCGTAATAAGTGCGGGTAAATAGATACTCTCCCGCGCCCTCACCTACTAGCTCAGACAAGACAAAAGCTCCGTTATGCTGCATTTTTTCTACTGTCATTTTAACTTTCTCCCTTTTCTGTAGTTAGGCGTTGCCGCCGGTTTTTCTGCCCTATTTCTAGCCGCAGACCACCGCCCACCGCCCGACACGGTGGGCGATAGTTCGCCCCTAGAATTTAACGCATTGACTCATAGATCCCCAACACCAGCCCAAAAAGTCGGCTTGTGGAGAGTCAATACCGACCCACCACAAGCAAGCCGACACCATTACCAGCAAATAAAGGGCAAAAGCTGCGGCAATACCAAGCACAAACCAGCCGCGAGGGGTTAGGTAGCGCACTAGTTCGCCACCTTTCGCCCTAGTTCGATCAGGCCTTGAATGAGTTCAACCGCTTTTTTATCGTGGCCTCCTATGTTATAGATCATCGTTTCATTGTCTGCTGGTGTTCCTTGCTCGTATCTTTTCCAATCGTAAACCGTGGCAATAGTTCCCCCAAGGCGTACGCCCCACTCAATGGTCACTTTATCGCCGCCCTCAAATTGCATAGGCTCCCCCAAAACCGCCGAAAGTTCGGCCCGTGTAATTGGTGTGGTGTATCCCTGTAGGCTCACGCCTGAGATCTCTTGAGTGGTTTTTAACATTATGCCGCCGCCTTTTCTTGGTAGTTTTCATAAATTTTGAACATTTCGCTTTTTTTAGTGCCGGTTTTTGAACTGTAATAGTCGAAACCATTTTCCCTTGCTATCGCCCACAAGCCAGAATTTTTGCCCTCTTGTGGCAGGTATCCCAATTCCAAAAGCTTTTTCTGTGCCTCATAAATAAATTGGTCCCCGTAGCCGTATTGGAAAGGCAAAATTGCCACCTGTCCGCCATCCACCCAAATACGGGCAGAAAAGTAGGAATTACCGTTCACCTTGTCGAACCACTCGCGGCCCTCAATAAATAAAGATCTTTCTATTTTTGCTTTTTCTGTCATTTGTTCGCCCTTTTCTAGTAACTGATCTCATCAGGCGGCGAGTAACGCCGCGACCCCTTTCGGGGTTTCGATCTGGTTAGTGCTGGAAACCGCATTCACAATTAAGCGCGGGATCGACATAGATCTTTTTAACGCAATCTCCACAGGTTTCGCCCCAAGGCAAAACCGTGCGGGCGGCTTTCTTGTCGGTGATTATCTCGCCGCATAGTTGGCAATTCATTTTGTCGCCTTTTTGTGGTTTTTTTTGATGCATTTGCCGCAGATCTTATGAGCGGTGAATGCTGTTAAAAGGTCGGTATCGTCTCCGCATTGTGTGCAAATGCTGTTCATTTATTTTGCTCCCTTGTTTTCTAGTCGTGCATTCAATGTAAAAGAGTGGATCTCTTGCCAAGACTTGAGATTATTTTCTGCAATTATTTTTTTATTATTTTCTATAATTTCTGCTGGTGTGAGTTTCATTATTTCGCCTCCGTCTTATAATTGCATTTTGGGCACTCTTGGTACTTTTTCCAAGCAACACCGCGCTGTAAGGAAATAATTGTGTTGGTGTGCATTTCTGTTGAGCACTTAGGGCATTTCACTAGTTCGATCCCTTTCTTTTATTGAACCTTTTTTCTTGTCGGTAGATGTCAATAAATACCGGTGTCCATAGTAAAAGGATGATAGAAAAGAGAGTGCCAAGCACTATAAATTCATCTTGTCTCGTCATTTATTTAGATCTCCTTTTTCAATAGTTCGAAACAATTTAAACAAATGTGATCGTGCATTGTGATGCCAACCCAACCAGATTGAAATTCTTTTTCTCTTTCTTGTTGGGTCATTTCTTTATTGTTGCATTTTAAAGTTATGCACTTAGACATTTTTTTCTCCTTTTGTGGATTGGTTCGGGTTGATCCACTAGGAAAAAGGTACCAGAAAGCACGGGACTATGCCCCATTTATGGGAGGCAATTAGGGGCGCAGCTTTGGTCATTGTTTTAGGTGACTGGTCACGGCAAAAGGTGGCGATCTTGTTACTAGTGAGTAAGTTACCGGCGATCCAATCCTGGTAACTTGAGAGTTTCCTGAGTGCTTGCTGAGCTGAGGCAAGGCGAGGCAGATCGGGGCGAGGTGGTCGGCTGGTCGGTTGGTCGGTTGGTCGGTGGATCTGCCCACCTCTTGCCCTTGGTTGGTCGGGGAATTGTTGAGGGCGAGATCGGGGGACACCGCGCCCGATAGGTAGTAACCGCTAAGCCTTTCCCTAACCGTCTCCCCCTTTCCCTGTCTGTCTGCCTGTCTGCAGGGGGTGGGGGGGCAAGGCGCAGCCCGAAACACGACCCCCCTATGCTTAATCTTTTTGCACGGGTATATATACTCCCCAACAAAAAATATTTGCTAAAGTGAAAGCTGTGATCTGGCCTCTGACCTGCGGTTTTATATACTGTGATGAAGGTCACATCGTAAAAACGGGAAATGCGTTAAATTTCCTGCCTTATATATAGTAAGGGGCTTTAATGGGAAAGACCCTGAGCAGTCAACGGTTGGCCTCTAGCGAGGCCCCTAGGCCGAGCACTAACTTACCCCTCAGTTCGCTGTAGCTCCTTCGGGCGCTAAGCCCGACCTGCCTAGTACTTTTAGTGGGGATAGGTCTATCTATTGGTAGATGTGAGACTCTGCCTAGTAAAGATACTATGCAATTCCGGCCCGTCCCCATTAAAAGTTTAGGAGATCACGTGGCTGATAATAGTGCTGACATCGCCAAGAGATTAATCCTTGGCTGCGTAGCTGAAGGTATGACCATTGAGCAGGCTTGCGCCTCCGCTGGTAAATCCATTAAGACCTACGAGTACTACCGTCGTACCGACAAGATCTTTACTGACAAAGTTGACCGAACCCGCCTTGGGCTTAAGGACAAGTCCTTTGCAGCATCCGATGTACACGACCTTACCTTTGCCGAGTTTCGCCAGAAGTACCTACACTCCCGCACCTTTCCACATCAGCAGAATCTCATAGATGTCATCGAAGGCCGTGAACCTGGGTGGCTACACCCCAGTATGAAGTATGAAAAGGGTCTGGCTAATAACCGTATCCTTTTGAACATTCCGCCAAACCACGCCAAGTCTATGACCGTAACGATTGATTACGTCACGTGGCAGGTTTGCCAGAACCCTAACTTTCGTGTGCTGATCGTCTCTCAGACTCAGCAGCTAGCCGCCGACTTTCTCTACGCCATCAAGCAGCGCCTGACGCATCCTAACTATGAAGCACTCCAACAGGCTTATGCTGCTGGCGTAGGGTTTAACTCTAAGTCTGCTTCGTGGCAAGCAACCCGTGTCACCTTTGGTGATGAACTGCGTGAGTCATCTGAAAAAGATCCAAACATCGAGGCCGTTGGTATCGGTGGTCAGATCTACGGTAAGCGTGCCGATATGATTGTAGTAGATGACGCAGTAACCTTAAAGAACGCCAATGAGTTTGAGAAGCAAATCCGCTGGTTGACCCAGGATGTGCGCTCTCGTTTGAACCCTACTGGTAAATTGATTATCGTAGGTACCCGCGTTACCGCAGTTGACCTATACCGTGAGCTACGCTCCGAAGACCGCTACCCTGGTGGTTTGGTCCCGTGGACATATTTGGCTATGCCAGCGCTTTTAACTACAGATGAAGACCCTGAGAAATGGGAAACCCTGTGGCCTGCAAGTGATGCTCCCTTTGATGGACAGACAGAATCAGATTTGAACGAGGACGGCCTATACCCACGTTGGAATGGTCGTAACCTTTACAACGAACGTCAAGCTATGGATGCAAGTACCTGGGCTTTGGTTTACCAACAGCAAGATATATCAGATGATGCAATCTATGACCCAGTATGTGTAAGAGGTTCTATTGATGGAATGCGTAAAGCAGGTCGTCTTGTTCCTGGTTACCCAGGTCATCCACGCGATGTCAATGGCTTTAGTTTTATTTGTGGTCTTGATCCCGCTATGGTTGGTGATACAGCCGCTATTTGTTACGCTGTTGATCGGGCTACTCACAAACGCTATATCGTTGATGCTATTAAAATTACTAGGCCAACGCCTGCTGCAATCCGTCAGTTAATTTTTGACTGGACCACCCTTTATACCCCCAGTGAGTGGATAGTAGAGAAGAATGCTTTTCAATCATTCCTTACGCAAGATGAGGGCATCCGCCAAAACCTTGCCTCCAGGGGTGTGCTATTGCGAGAGCACCATACTGGAACCAACAAGTGGGACTCCGGTTTCGGTGTTGCTTCTATGTCTACCTTGTTCGGCACAAAACAGTTTGACGGCAAACACCACCGCGACAACCTTATTCACTTACCTAGTGACCAAACTGAAAACATTAAGGCGCTCATTGAGCAACTGATTACGTG